GACTGTCTACGTTACAAAAGATAATGGAACAGACATGACAATTTATGGTGAAGCTCTAGGCTCTCAAAGATGGCCTACAGGAGCAAGACTAAAAATTGATGCTCAACCAGTTAGGACAAGTAAGACAGGTAAACAATATCAAACAGCATCTAGAATAGAATGTCTAAGTGAACAATCTGCTGCACCTACATCTAATATGGTAAGTGCTACTGGAGTTCAAGCTGTTAGAAATATGTCGGACCAATTTTCTGAAAAATATAGATTAACTATGAGTAATCTTATAGCATCTTATATGTCAGGTGGTAAATTACCAACTGATTCAGAATTTAAACAAATTGATAATTACGTCAGAAAAATATTGGAAGCAAAAGCTAATAGTGTTGAAGAAATACTAAAAGACGATGCACCATTTTAACAATTTCTTATCTCCCTCGAGTTAGAAAACTAGGCATTGCTACAAAGTGGTTAAAGACCCATGTAGTAGTGCCTTTTTATTTATAAGGAATTTATGATTGAATTATTAATGATGTTAATTATCCCAACAGAAATAGATCCTGCAAAATTAACAATGAAATATATTCTTAAAGAGAAATTTATTGACTATAAATCTTGTGATGAATATGTTGAACAGAATACTTATTTTAAAGAAAATCCAAATTACCAAGAAGGTAATGGAGAAGTATGGGGACATATGTATTATAAAATAGATAAAGAAGAATACCAAGTTATGTTAACATATTGTAAACCAACTAAGGAGAATGAATGATTACAGAACAAAGATTAGAAAAAGCGTTAGCATTTTTATCTGAAACAGATGAGAGTAATGCACAAGCTAATGCTAATGTTAAGTATCTTGATAGATTACTTAAACGTAAAAAAGCATTACACATAACAGGTAACTCAGAAGATAAAAGTATATCTGCAAAAGAACAATCTTATTATGCTAGTAACATTTATAAAACTGCAGTAGAAGAAATATTTAGTGCTGAAATAAAAGCATCAACATTAGAAAACAAACGTGATAAAGAAGGTTTAATTATAGATCTCTTTAGAACATTAGAAGCGAGTAGACGTAAAAATAATATATGATTTATAAGTTTAAGAAATGGGTTATACTTCCTGCTTATACTGAAATTGTTATTAGTGCGAAATCAGAAGAAGAAGCAATAAAAATAATTAACTCAATAGACTCTAAAACTTTAAGCTGGGAACAAGTTGAAACAATTGATCAACGAATGACATATGAAGTTATAGATGAAAAGTCCTGAGCTAATCTTATTTAGATCTATTATAAATCAAGCAATACATGATGCTATGTATAATGGTTTAAATAAATATTATCTTACAGATAAACGTAATGCTATTGCATGGCTTATAGGTAACTCAAAAGACTTTCAAACTATATGTTCTTGGGCAGATATAGATTCTGGTATAGCTTGTAAAAAATTTACTGCTGCAATGAAACTAGATTCATATGTATTAACAGAAGATCAATACAAAGTATTAAATAAACCACGTAAAGAGTATAAACATAAAGGAAAGTTTAGGTTAACATTCAATGAGTAAAGTTTGGAACAAACAAATTAAAGGTAATCATTACCAAAAATATAAAATTCAACCTAGTAAATTTGTAGTAGAAAACAAATTATTATTTCCAGAAGGATCAGTAATTAAATATATAATTAGGCACCAGGACAAAGGTGGTAAAGATGATTTACTTAAAGCAATACACTTTATTGAAATGATAATAGAAAGAGACTATTAATTAGATAATGGATTTGCTGTGGATATTTTTAATTCTTCTAACTGTATTTTCAATAACTCTATTTCTTTGGCATTAATTAAAGGTTTAGTATGACCATGAGTAACAGGATGCTCATGTGAATTATCTACATTTTCTAATGCTTGAACTTTTTCTTCTAATACAGCAACCATAGATAAATCAATTGTTTTAGATGCGTTAGTTAATACATCAATTCTAGTCATAATCTCACCATACTTAACAAACCCAGCACCTATACTTCCTATAAGTCCAATAATAACTACGATGTTTGTAAGATTTTTTTTAATATCTTTAACCATTTTTTAACTCCCTAAGTTCTATTAATATTCTTTGTTTGTTTATATTTAGTTCTTGTAATGTTCTTTCTTTAATTCCTATACTATCATTAGCTATATAACTAACTAACTGTATTCCATTATATATTAATCTATTATCAATTATATTAAGTTGATCTAAGTATATATCTTTTGGTTTATAAAAAGGTACATTGTAAACAGATAAAGATACTTGATCTTGTGTCATAGCATCTATTTTAACTAAATTTTTAAGTTCTAAATTCTTTACAGGATCTTTAACTTTATCATCTATCTTTGCCATAATTACTTTTAATTTAGGCTTAACAGTTTTTTCCGATTGTACTTTTTTTTGTTTGGTATTTTTTGACTTCTGAACAATAGATGTTGTAACAACTTCGCTATTGGATTCTTCTTCTTTAGTTTCTTTTTCTTCATTCTTTGCTGCTACTTTAATAGTTTCTTTCTTAGTCTCTTTAATAACTTCAGCAATAACTTCTTTCTTTAATGTTTCAACTGCTTTAGTTTTATTCATTACTTGAACAACTTCTTGTACTTTAGCAGTTTCTTTAATAGTTGCTGATTTAGATGTTGTAACTACAATCTCAAAATTCTCTGTAAGCTCTACACTTGTTACTTTACCACCTGTTTCTACGTTTAATTTTTCACTAATACTTTCTTCAAGTCCAGATATAACATTCCATATTTCAGACTCATTTAAATTTGCTGTACCTAAACCTTCGTTCATATCTTTAATTTCTTGTGCTGATAAAGGTTCGTAATCTTCTACAGGAAAATCTAAAATCATTTCAGCACCTAATAGATTAGGCCCTCTTAAAGCTGATGATGTACTTTCTGATCCATCAACACCTGTCCAAGACCATTCATATTTGTTAGCATGAACTCCGTTATAATGTAAGCTATCGTCAAATGATCGTGCATTAGAATTGTAACCAGCATCTGTTGTTCTTATTTGAGTAGATGAAGCTAATACATTTTCGTCTGCATCTAAAACTTTCATAATAATAGTATAAGAATCTACAACTCCTACAGAATTACCACATTGATAAGCTGACCCACTCCATTCACAATTTTGTACTGATATAGAGCTGCTTAAATTTATTCCACCATTAAGTTTTATTTGTGTTGATGTATGAGTAACACCATCTGGTGTACTATCTCCTTCTATACCAACTAAACTTCCAGTAGCTTTAACTGTCATGTCGTGTGATGCTTCTAACTCTCCATTAAAGGCTTGACCACAAGCATTATTAACTTGCGTATCGCAAGTAATAGTAAATCCATTGTGTGTAGAATTATTAGTTAATGCACCTGTAGATCCAGATTGCACTCCATCTAAAGTAGAATTAGTTAAACCTGATGTAGTTGTTCCAGCATTAGGTAATATGTTTGTAGTAAAAGCTGTATCATTATCTTCTGCTAATCCTACTGAACTAGCAAATATATTTAAACCACAATAAAGTAAAATTCCTAGTAATATAATTACTATCCATTTCATTTTGCTAATCTATCCATGTGTGCATATATACGACCAAAGACCTTGTCCAAAGACATTAATTCTTGTTGCATCATTGCAACTATTGTTTGTAATTCTATAAGTGTTATAAGTACCCAGGTACTAAGACCCATAAGTATTGTACCTAACAAAGCAATTAAAGCTGTGTTAGTTTTTCTACTCATTTTCGTTTCCTCATATAATGTTTTGATGGTTCGTAATCCCAGCGTTTACCATGATGTCCTCTAAAATCTGCGTACCACATTCTTAAACGAACTATCCATTTTCTTACTGGTCTAGGCATAACTTACTCATTTCTTATATCCTAATCCTTCTTTTCTATTTCCCCATAACTTTTGCCAACTCCATACTTGAAGTTTACTAGAGTAATGATTTATAAATAATACTATTGTTTTCATTTGTCTGATTCTAATTCAATTTTTTTAAGTTCTTCTATTTGGATTGATTTATCTATCTTATCTCTTTTCTTCATTCGTTTAACATAAGTCTTATAGTCTGGTCTTTCATGACCATATTTAGCCCACAATTGCATAGCTTCCTTACCAATTTTTCCATCAATTGGGCAAACGGTACCAGCTGATATCATAGATTCAAATACTCTTTCGTCCTGGCAAAGTATAGCGACTGCTGCTACTTTCATACCAAAATCATTTAATA